CAAAGCTAGTATCTTCTCCGCACTCTATGCAATCATTAGGTTTAAGTGTAATGTCTTTATCTACTATGTTCATGTCTAAATCCTCCTGTTTGTTGACATAAGGGATTTTACCATGATTTGCAATGAGAACGCAAGTGTTTTTCTTTGTTTCTCTATATACGGGTCAAATATATTTTAGTGTTTGAAAAGTAAAATATGGGTGATTAAAAGTGTAAAAGCGTAACGAACGATTATTCAATGTTCTGTGACCATTGACAATGGTGCATTGTAGAAGATTTTACTCGTTACACTACTCGTTACACTTCGTTACAAAAAGGGTCTTTTCGTTACACTTTATGCTGAAGGGAAAAATCAATCTCTCTGAAACTTTTTACAAAAATATATTTAGGGTGTATATATAGATACATGACTAAACTAGAACAAAAAGTAACAGAGATTGAGGGAACTCATAATCGTAAATTAACTAATCGTCAAAAAGAGTTTGCTCGTCATTATGTGGACGGAACGCACTGTAATGCTCAATGTGCTAGACTAGCAGGGTATTCTGATATAAATGGAATTTCAAGAATTCAAGCACATACTCTGCTGGATGAAAATAGATTTCCCCATGTTGCAGAATATATAAAAGAGTTACGAGAAGAACGAGAAAAGCAATATGGTGTTACACTTCTAGGGCAGTTAAAAAGATTTAAAGAATTATCAAAGTCAGCAGAAGAAAACGGACAATATTCTGCAAGTATTAATGCAGAGAGAATTAGGTCTGCTTTAGGTGGTTTAACAATTGATAGACGAGAAACTAATCATTATCATGCAATTGAAAGTATGAGCAGAGAAGAAATTGAAACACGCCTAAAAGAATTAAGAGAACAACATCCCCAAATGTTTGTGGATGCAGAGTACGAGGTTGTAAATGGTGGCGAAACCCGAAAGTCTATTGTGGACAAAAGTGAAGGAAAAGATACCCAAACACTGGTTCAAGATAAGAATTGAAAATCGAGTAGGAGAGGGTGTTCCTGATGTCTTTGTGTGTGCAGAAGGTGTCTCCTTTTGGATAGAATTAAAAATAACAAAAACTAACCGAATAAATATTAGTTCAGGTCAAATCGCTTGGAATTACGCCCTTTCTCAATCGGGGGGCGTTAGTTTTTTCTTGGTTAGCCTTCCCTTAAACAAGAACCTATATTTGTTTGAGGGGAAGGAAGGTCGGGGGTTAAAGGACAATGGTCTGGCTACCACTGGGTCGGGTCTCGTGGTCCCATGTCTTTGGTCGGGTTCTGATTGGTCGGGACTATTCGGGACTATGTTAAACTTTTCACGGGGTCGGGTCGGGAGGTTCGTGGCGTCGGGTTCCAGGTCGGGTCGGGGTCAAAGAGTCGGGGTTCAGGATAGGAAGGTGTCGTCAAAGGAATTGATGGCCAGATTGAATGGCTGCTAATAGTTCCTGGTCCCTGGTACCTGGAAAAGAAAAACCCCTGGCCCAACCGGCCAGGGGTCTGGGGTCTAAAAGTTTTCGTTGATGTATTCCTGGAGTTCTTCCAGGTTTGCTTGATTGGCCAAGAGTTTCTGAAACCCCTGGTCTTCCATAACTATGCCGGGATCTATTAACGCTTCCCCGCATAATATTTGTATATCTAGGTTTGTAATCATTGTTCTACCTTTCTAAATTTGGCTATTATAGGGATAATAAATAAGGGCAATATACAGCCAAGAACAATTCCCCCCACCATGCCTTGCAACGCAGGATCAACCACAGCTCCAACACCATCGGAAACCGTGTTTCCAATCCCTGCCCCAAAGACACCACCAACGCCTGCCTGAAAGCGAGTCGGCAAATAACGCTCGACCGACAACCCAGTAAAAGCCCCAAGAATAAGAACGCCATTATCAAGAAGCCCAAAAATTAAACCATCCATTTGATTTTCTCCTTTTTTGTTGACATTAATTAATTATACCATGTTTTAAGATGTGTGCAAGTTTTAAAAAAAAATAAAGCCCCGACCAGAGAAAGAGTCGGGGCTAACGAGTCGGGCGCATGGCAATGAAGCTGCGTTTCCTTATCGCTCGGGGCCAGGACATATTGTCAACAACCTAACCCAGAATTCGGGGTTCCAGGTCGGGGCAGCTAGAAAAGTCGTTGCCACCATTTGATCGGGGGTCGGGTCTGGTAATATTCAGCGGCCCGGGTGATAACTTCTCTATCTCGTTCAAGTTTGTTTATCCTGGAATGTAATTTTTTTATTTCAGCTCGTAGCCTTCTTATTGTGTGTTGGTGTAAGGCGAGAGCCGAGGGAGTTACCTCTTCTTTCTTTTGAAAAGGTAAAACCCTGGGCTGAATTTTCGGCATACTTCCTCCTATGCTAAATATATTTCCAAAGCTTTCTCAAACTCCATGGTGTTTAGAATTTCAGTAACCTTTGGATTATGCTTTTTCCATTTCTCTATGAAAGATGGAGTTATGGGTAGTTCGTGGATTTTAACTTTCTGTTCCCATAGTTCCTTTCCCTCCTTAAAGAGAATTTTCTTTTTTAATTTTCTCTTTAGTTCTTTCGAGTTTAGCATCTTTTCCACTTGCTCGTTTGCCCAATCTTCTAAACGGAAAGCTCCTAATTTTTTCCATTCGTCGGGTCGGTGGGTCATAGTATCTACATTTTTTGCAAGATAATCTTCTACTTGCTTTTCGGTGATCGGGACATTTTTTTCCCACCAAGTATAATTGCTTCCCCCATGACCATCATTGGAAATAGTAGCACTAAACACTCCATTAATATAAAGTTTTGCCTCAAAGCAATTCGTTTCGTCTGAAGCAAATTCTGCGTGTTTCAGATTTTTTAGTTCTAGTTTCATGTCATATTTCTCCTTTGTTTTTGTTGACAATATAATTATTATATGGGATACTATGGTATTGTCAACAACAAACGGAGAAAAATAATGAAGATAATATTTAAAGAAGATATCAACTTTGATGTGATACTTACTTTTGATGGTAAAGACCAAGAGTTTTATAATTGTAATATGAAACTTGCAGTCGATACAACAGAAAAAGATTTAGTTCATAGCATACTAATAGGTGGTTTTGTAAAAGAAAATTTAGACTACTATCCTGATGCTTTATTAGATTTGTGTAAACTTTCTGTTTCCGTTTCATGTAAGGAAAAAGATTTCTTAAAACTTCCGTGCATTAAAGCATTACTTAAAAGAAACGGAAAATATTATTTCCAACCCGACCAACGAGATGAGGCGACATTTAATATTGTTAAGGGAACTTTAATAGCAAGTAAGACAAAAACTTTTGAGGAAAGTGCAAATGGGTAGACATTATAGTGGTGACATTAGTGGCAAGTTTTGGTTTGCAGTTCAATCAAGTGAAGATGCAAATTTCTTTGGTTGTGAGGGTGAGCCAAGATTTCTTTCTTATGGATTTCAAACAGACGATTTGCCAAACATAGAAAAAGGATTGAAAGAGTGCGTTGCAGAACTAGGTAACAATCGAATACGCAATAAGCTCGATAAATTCTTTGAGAGAAAAGAGGGGTATAATGATGAGATGCTCATGAAAGAGTTCGGGTGGACAAAAGGTCGGGTTAGACACCTTCTTGAGTGGTATGCTCGAGCACTACTCGGAGAACAAATTCGGGATTGTGTGAAAAAACAAGGAGATTGTTACTTTGACGCCGAAATATAAATAGGAGTTTCTCCGAAGAAAAACCCCCGACTAAACATCGGGGGTTTTTTTATGGTCGGGTCGGGTCTAGTAAGTATTGTAATAAATCTGGTCTAGTCTGTCCGGATCAATCTTAAATCTATATTGTTCCTGGTGGTGTCCATAACCATCGGTAAATTTGATCGGGCCTTCGGCCTGGGTCTTCTCCTGGTCCTTAACAATTATTCCGGACTCCAGGAAACCATTGCACCAGCGGCCGACGCTGCCTTCTAGCTGTAGCCAGGCCCCAGTGTTTATACACTTTAAAGCCTGGTAAACTTCCTCTTCAAAATTTTCGAACAAGGAACACAGTTATTGCCAGGAGAGCTAACAGGAAAAATAAAACCCATAAGAACCCTGGGTGCTCAACCATGAGTGCTCCGAAAAGAGCACTCACAGATAAATACAATGCTATTGCATAACAGAATGATTTCATTCCGATAGCTCAATTATATGGTGACCATTATCAGAATTATCACCGTCATTCTCATCTATACCAAAATACATAGAATAAGATAAAAAGTCGTCTGAATAAACAAACTCTTTCTCTTTATAAAAATGATATTTAAAATCTTCTGTTGGATAGTCTGACAATGCTTTGATAAATTGTATCATAACATTTCTCGGCTCAAATCTAGTAAGTGGGTCAGTGCCATGACCTTCGTGTAATTTTAAGACTTTCTTTTTAAAATCAATCGCCCAATTTCTTGCAAAGTCTGCAAACTGTGGACCTCCCCAATGATGAAACAAAACAACACTTTTCTCGCCCCATTCCATATCTTTATTACTAAATTGTATTGATACTCTATCGCCCATTTTTTTTCTCCTATGTTAGTTGTTGACATTATCTTTATTTTAATGGTAAAATATGGTATTGTCAACAATAATGGAGAAAAATAATTATGAAAAACTTAATGAATAAAACAAGAAAAACAGACAATCCATACGCAACTTTTAAGATGGGTAATTTTGTTAGTCAAATTTTGAGAGCGTATTCTACTAAAACGCCTGAAGATAATCCGCATGTTGCTTGGTACACTGGTGCAAAGTCTGACCATACTTATGGTTCATATGAATACGGTGACACTTACATAAAAGAGATAACGGATAATCTTGAATTGGTTTTTGCATCGCCTGAATTTATAAAGCAATATCCTAAAATTGCTTTTGATTTTCAAGTAAAAAATAAACTTGAAAAAGAGGGAGTTAATAAAGATTGGATGAAAGACCATCTTGAAATAATCTCCTACTAGTTTTTTCTTAACCGAAAAAAAATGGGTCGGCCTTCGGGTCGGCCTTTTTTTATTCCAGGTATCGGGTCGGGTTAATCGGGTCGGGTCGGGTTGAGCTGAACCAG